AAATGCAACAAATGGAATCGAACCTCCTCGCGGATTCTTGTCCATTAAGAAAAGTAAAAAGGGACCACTTAAGCAAATTGTTCCACAATATCAATCTCTTAAGAATAATTACACGCTTCTTTGGGATATGAAGTCTAATCGTGGTTATATTAATGTTGTTGCTGTAATGCAAAAGTTCTTTGACCAAGCAATTTCTGGTAACTGGAGTTATAATCCAGAAAATTATGACGATAATGAAGTTCCAGTTTCAGTTATGGCAAATGACTTTTTGACTACATACAAGTACGGGTGGAAAACTTCTTACTATCAAAATACTTATGATATTAAGACTGATGAGGTAGTAGAAGAAAAACCCAATCTTCAAGATTTGCTAAGTGAGTTAAGTTCAGTAGAGGAGGGAGAGTGTGAATCCTGTGCAGTTTAAAATTTCTTCAGTAGAAGATTCTACCAATATTAAAGGAATGACCGTTTTTAATACTGAAAAGGTTGATACCAAAAAACAACCAATGTTCTTTGGCAAACCACTTGGGATACAGAGATACGATTCATACAAATATCCAGTATTTGATAAATTAACTACTCAGCAACTAGGATACTTCTGGAGACCCGAAGAGGTGTCTCTTCAGAAGGATCGCGGAGACTATCAGACTCTTCGCCCAGAACAAAAGCATATCTATACATCTAATTTGAAGTATCAGATCATGCTTGATTCGGTTCAGGGTCGTGGTCCTGGTATGGCCTTCATTCCTTATTGCTCTCTACCAGAACTTGAGGCATGTATGGAAGTATGGGGATTTATGGAGATGATTCATAGTCGTTCATACACCTATATCATTAAAAATGTTTATTCAGATCCATCTGAGGTATTTGATACAATTATTGGCGATGAGCGTATTTTAGAACGTGCTAAGAGCGTGACGGAATCCTATGATGACTTCATTCAATCAGCACAACAGTATGGTGTATCTGATGCTTGGATGCATAATCTTGAAGGAGTATCATACGCAAAGGAAACAGTCAATGACGTTAAACGAAAACTCTATAGAGCAGTCGCAAACGTTAATATTCTTGAAGGTATTCGCTTCTACGTTAGTTTTGCTTGTAGTTTCGCCTTTGGCGAACTCAAACTCATGGAAGGATCCGCTAAAATCATCTCTCTTATCGCAAGAGACGAAAATCAACACCTAGCACTTACTCAGAACATTCTGAATAAGTGGAGAGAAGGTGACGATCCAGAAATGCAAAAAATTATGAAAGAAGAGGAGGAGTGGACGTATAAGATGTTTGATCGTGCTGTAAATGAAGAAAAGAAATGGGCAGATTATCTGTTCAAAGATGGCAGCATGATTGGACTGAACGATAAACTTCTTCAACAATACGTTGAATGGGTGGCAAATAGAAGACTTAAAGCAATCGGTCTTAAACCACAATACGATATTTCAGCAAACAATAACCCACTTCCTTGGACTCAGCACTGGATTTCCTCTAAAGGTCTCCAGGTTGCTCCCCAGGAAACGGAAGTCGAAAGTTACGTTGTAGGTGGAATCAAACAAGATGTTACCAAAAATACTTTCGCAGGATTCCAATTATGATGAATGGTGCGAACAGGAAATCCTGAACGCATACAGAGAAGCAGCAGAGTGCGATGAGTTTATGTTTGGTGACTATGATTATTGTAAAGAATGGTTAGGTACAAATAACTAATCTAATATAGATAGGGGAGGTCACACTCCTCTTTTTTTATGCCTAAAAATCAAATAACTAAAGACGAACTAAAGGTTCGTGTATTAAAATTAAAGGATAGGTTGCATAGGGATGCACCTAGTTGGGACTCTAAAGGACTTGCTAATAAATATCTGAACGAAGTTCTTGATATTATTGATGAGTATAGATATTGACTATGAAAACCCTTGGACCTACAATGGAAAGGAATTTGGTTCAAGTGATATTCAAGATTATTTTGGTTTTGTATATCATATTCATTGCAACAAAACTAATCGTGACTATATTGGTAGAAAGTATTTCTGGAGTTTCCGCACTCCGAGAGGAAAATCTAGAAAGGTTAAGTCAGAGTCCGATTGGAAAAAGTATTACGGTTCCTGTCCTGAGCTCAAAGAAGATATAGAAAAGTATGGTAGAGAGAATTTTACGCGCACTATTTTATCATTACATAAAACAAAGGGCAAAACTAACTTCGAAGAGACAAGACAACTCTTCGCACACAACGTCCTTACAGAATCACTTGACGGAGAAATCCCAAGGTACTACAATAGCAACATCCTCAACAGGTACTTCCGAAAGGATTATTATGAACGCAACGACTGAAGATATTGTCGCTCACGTAAGGTCTTGGTCTCTTGATCGTGCTGCAGATATGAGTGTAGACAAGGAAGATGCCCGTGCTATTCTTGCCGAATTTTATGAGTGGATTGAACCAGAAAGTGATGAACTTGAAATTGTCTCTTTAGAACCCGAAGATTGACAAATTCTAAATAAAAACTTATTATGCTTATAACCCGCCATAAGGTGGGTTTTTTCGTAATGAGACTTTGAATGAAAATTAGAGCCGTGGAGATTGCCCCTTGAGAAAGGGGAAGTGCGCTTTCTCTATACGGATGTAGAGTTCAATTAAAATTAATGCAATCTATCTTTACAGTAGCCCTGCCTCTTCTGGCAACGGTTACAACCAGTACGGCAACACTGCCTTTCTCTAGTTATAAACTACAAGGTCCGCCTCCCCCCGTGGAGACAAAACCTTACACAATTATTAAAGAGTTTGAACCTGAGAAGACAGCAATCCTAGAGGTTGCACCACCACCGAAGCCAAAAGAGAAAAGGCTAATTTGTAAAGGGTGTAATGAATTTGAGAATGACACCCTGGCATTTTTCCAGGAACGTGGTATTAAAGACAGAAACGCCCTTGCTACCATCATGGGCAATATTAAGCAGGAATCTATGTTTGTGCCTAATATTTGTGAAGGTGGTAGTAGAACCAGTTGGAATAACTGCTACGGCGGTTATGGACTGATTCAATGGACATCTGCCAACAGATATTATGGATTGGGTGATTTTGCTAAGAGGTATGGTGGTTCTCCATCATCACTTCACACGCAGCTTCGTTATCTAACGACTGAAGTTCAATGGCAACGTATTGAAGACAGGATGAAAACTCCTGGTAAGTCTATCAATCGTTACATGGACTATGCGTATAGTTGGATTGGTTGGGGCATTCATGGTGCCCGCACTTCGTATGCTCATGAGTATGCTTCCAAACTGATCACGGTAGAAGTTTGATAAAATAGAATATAACAACTGAATAATAAATAGAGGGGAGTGCTGCAGACCTCCCCTTTTTTAGTAAGATGAAGACATTTAAAGAATTTATTTTAGAAGTCAATCGCCCAGAAAGTGGTAATGACGTAGAAAAAGCAAGATGGGATAGAGTAAAGGCAAGTTTGGATGCTAGAGAAAATCCAGGTGATTTTGTAATTAATAGCACTGGTAGAGACAAAGATGGAAATAGGACATATGGTACTAAAAAGAAATCATCTAGAACTGGTCAGCAAACAAATAGAGCATCTAGACTTGCTGATGTTGATTCAGATTTAGATTCTGATCAAAAACAGAGAGGAGATAAGAAAGCAAGTATAATTAAAGGAAGAGGAAAAGAGCATCATCATTTAACTCCAATTTCACAATCTGCTAAAGAATTTAAAGGATTAACTCCAGAACAAAGAAGAGCAAAAAGAGAAAGAGATGCTCAAGGTGGCAAGTTTCATGGAAGTGATCCAAGAAACTTAGCACAAACGGATGGACCTAAAGGAGGAAAAGGTGTTCCTCATAGAGGGGAAGGTGGTTATCATTCCAATCAAAAACCTGTTGGTAAAGGCGGCAGTGTTCAAGATTATGGTAGTGAAGCAGAAATCGTTGCTGCAAAAAGAAGAGTGGCAAGACAAGGAAGTGCTCTTGAAAGGCTTCGTACTGAAAAGGGTATAACAAGATAATTCACCAATACACAACAGAATAATAAATAGAGGAGAGCGGTTGCTACTCCTCTTTTTTATGTTTAATTTTAACTTCGGAAAGAAGAGACCGGATAAGAAGCAGATAATCCTTATAAGCGCCATACTCAGCGGTATCGTAGCGACCCTCTCCCAATGCACTGGAGCGTCCCAGGAGCGCCTCTGGGACCTCCTAGACGAGGCACAGAGGGTTCTGTTCCCAGGCACCATAATCAACGATGTGCTGCTGCAGGACCCTGGTGTGGTGGATAGGAGAGTTGAGCGTGATGTTGATAAAGCTATTCGTGAATATGAACGCTTGACAAGAGACTCTGATCCACCTAGAGTACCTTTGTCGAGGTTGATAGAGAGGCCTTTAGATACTTCTAAGTGTTATACTGAAGAGTGTAAGAAACTTGGAGGAGAAATGAGGATATGTGCTCCATGGCTTGACACCTGCAAAAAAGAGTAGTACAATAATCATATGAGCGGTGAGGGTCCAAACCTCATATAAGTCTCACCCCTCTCATGCCTCTCATAGAAGCACAAACAGAGAGGTCTCTTGGGTTAGTAGCTCAGATGGATAGAGCAATTCACTTCTAATGAATTGGTCGGGGGTTCGAGTCCCTCCTAACCCGTTAGACTTTTTAAATAAAAGTCTTATAAATAAACACACTTAGGTCGAAAACAATGTCTTTCCAAATCACCATCAAACAGATTAGTAATCTCGATTGCCGCGAATGGCATATTGAGGGT